CAGTTGTGACAACAGTTAAGATACCAGTTGATGGATTATATGCTGTACCTGTGGTAGCAGTAAATTCACTGTCTGCTGTTTGACCATGACCTGAACCAATGTTCAGAACCAGAAGACCAGTTGCAGGGTCATATGTTGTACCTGTTGTAGCACTAAATCTATTTGATACCCCAGTGTTTGTAATGGCATCAGTAACACCACTTGAGAATGTATGTGGATATGCAGGACAAGTGAAACCGAGACCAGCAAGGTTAATACTCATTCCTTTAGTATAACCATGTGCCTTCTGAGTGGTTACAGTGGTGAGACCAGTTGATGCATCGTATAATGCATTCTGAACAGATATTGTTTCGGTACTGATATCAATTGGGAATGAATTTGATCCGGCAGATGTAAATTCAGTAACAGTTCCAATAAAGTTTGTTGGACCAATACCATCAGCAACAAGACCCAATCTACCAAAGGAAGAGTTGGAGTTTGTCAGGTCACATTGACCACCATTAATACAAACAATACTCTGATCATTGTAGATTGTGAAGATTGAAACTAACTGAGCATAACCTTCATTAGAGATTGAAACACCAATACCACCCTGATTGAGTTGAGTATAGGAGTCAACGTTCATTGCTCTGGTGTCACCAATAACATGAGCACCATCAATCTTCATACCAATACTATTGGAGATAAAGTTTGTACAGTTTCTGATGTATGGACCCTGTGTTACATAAGATGGTTTGTTGGGGTTGAATGCAATAATTGCTTTACCTTCATTCAATGAACCCGTAAAGGACATATTCTCAACATAACTACCATTCGCAACATAGATGAGGTCTTCATCAGGGTTTTGTGGAATGATTGAGACTTCTCTTAAACTATCACCAAGAAGTGTAACTTGTTCTGGGATAATGATTGGATTATTTTCTGAATAATTACCAGCAGAAATTCTAACGACCGTACTTGCTTCTGCAATCGTAAGAGCAGAACCAACAGTTCTCTTTGCGGTAGAGATTAGATAACCATCATTCTCATCATTACCATCAGGTGTAACATAGATTTGGTTGGTAACAGATACCAGACCAACAACACCAGTCAGGTTTGAACCATCACCATAGAAGGCTGTAGCACTTACAATACCCGTTGTAGGATACATTGTAATGGCTGCACCTACCGATGCAATACCAGAGATATAAACATCACTCAGGAAGGTTGAGAACCCAGCGAGAGTAGAAACACCACTTACATATAAATTATCGGTTATGGTAGTGAAACCAAGAGTTGATGTACCAGTTACATTGAGTGTTGATGCAGTAACGATACCTGAGAAGATTGCATTACCATCAGTTGTGATTGTGGCTCCAATGCTAGTAGTAGAACCACCACCAACAAGTAATGTACCAGTTGTGGTAACACCAATGACTTGGAGAGATTGTGTAGTGGTAACACCAGTAACACCGAGTGTTGCGATAGTCGATACACCAGTTACCTCAAGGAACTGTGCTGTAGAAACTCCAGTAACACCAAGAGTTGCAACTGTACCAACACCAGTTACTTCAAGGAACTGTGCCGTAGAAACTCCAGTAACACCAAGAGTTGCAAGTGTTGTTACACCAGAGACATTTAATGATTGTGAATCAATAACTCCATTGACATCTAACAGACCACTTATGGTGGTCATACCAGACAGTTGAGTTTGATTAGTAACTGTAAGGTTATTTGGGATAGTTACATTGGTATCAAGACCAACCGTTACAGTTTGACCAGAACCAATAGTATAGATTTCATTTGTTGTACCAACTACACCCAGTAATTGACTGTCAAGGTCAACAACAAATGTACCAGTATCAGCCGTACCATCAAGGTCTTGTGCCGTTACTTGTGCATCAACATATGCCTTAATTGATTGTTGAGTTGCAAGTGCCTCGTTACTATTTGAAACAAAGGTATCTTCATCCAGAATGGTAGTAACACCAACTGTTGCACCAGCTCCTGTACCTACCTTCAGAGTTGCAATGGTAGAAACACCAGTAACAACCATATTGGCTGCAGTTGTTACCCCAGTAACACGAAGGTCATTATCTACAACTACATTACCACCACTCAGTGTGGTAATACCGGTAACTTTAAGTGAATTGGTATCAACAACACCACCAATGGCACTCGTAGAGATACCAGATAGTCTTGCATATCTGACATCTAGATTTGCTTTAGGGTCAATCCAATTTGGTGCTGATGTACCCTGACCTAAAAGAAGATTACCTGTGGGACCAATTGGTAGGAATGCAGTCTGATTTTGACCTGACTGATAAGGAATTCTACCAGCAGAACCACCTCTTAAGTTGGTTGAGATACCTGCACTGTCTGCATACGAGACATTAATTGCTGCAAGTGATGTCCAAACAGGAGTTCCAGTTCCTTGTGATTGAAGAATTTCTCCTGCTGTACCGGATGCAGTGAATGCAGTATCATTTGGACCAACCTGATACAAAACAGCACCAGCTGTGCCACCTTTTACATCAGTTGCAAGACCAGAATTAGTTGAATACCCAGAAACTACAACTCCATTTGCCGAGATTGTAAGTTTACCCTTACCAGATAGTGGTGAAATCTGGATACCAGGACCAGGTTGAATTTCAGTTACAATACCTGTTAGATTTACTCCATCACCAAAATAAGTTGCGTTGGTGATAATACCGGCAGTGGTGATACCAGTAAGAGTTGAATTGAATAATGATGCACTATTGGTTGCGTTAAGAAACTTTGTAGTTAATCCTCCACCAACTAGAACATTGTTTGTTACCCCGATACCCAGTGCAGTAAGTATTCCAGTAACAGTGAAGTTTCCACTTACAGTAGAAGGACCTACAATAATAGGACCACTGTTATTGAACCTATTGGCTATCTTGTCGGCCCTAAGTAAAGACATTATCTATAATGTTTTATCCGTTGTTTTTATTTATACCCGATACATATAAATATTTTTCAGGTATGATGATATATCATGAAAAAAGGCGAATTCTGTCCGTTAATTCAAAAGAAATGTGTTGAACATAAATGTGCCTGGTATACATGTGTAAGAGGTACAAATCCTAATACTGGGGAAGAGATTGATGATTGGCGTTGTGCCGTATCATGGATGCCTATGATGACAGTAGAAATCGCACAAAAGTCAAATCAAACTGGAGCTGCTGTAGAAAGTTTCAGAAATGAAGTGGTAGAAGCAAATCATCAAAATCAACAACTTTATGCTCATGCCCTTCAACAGGGAATTAATGTTGCTCAAATAACTCCCCTGAACCCCCCTATGATTGGAGGTGAGTAAGAATATTTAGTTCTTTTTACAGACGATAACATCGATGTACTGAACACGGAAGTCCATGTTGTTTCCAGTTCCTGCACTGGCAACAGTAATTGCGTGTTGGTGGTCTGCGTTTTGAGCATTGATACTAAGGTTGTGACCATGAGTTGCGTTTGCAGCATTCGTACTAACACTATGACTATGTGCGGCATTACCTTGTCGTACATTCGGGTTTGAATAACCAACATCTTGTTTGTTATAACCGATATTAATAATGGCTTCTTTTCCACCATCAGAGTCAAAGTCTCCTTTACTCCAGTTGATACCTGAAAGGAATCTACCGTTTGCACTACCTGCATTAATTCCATGATTATGAGGTACATTTTCGTAAGCTGCATTTCCATTGTGACTATGATTTGCGTTAGCACTTACTGCTTCTCCACCATGGGTATGATTGGCGGATTGGTCTCCAGCATTTGCATTATGATTATGAGTAGGTACTGGAACAGACCTTTCAGAAAATGCACTGGTGAAAGTATTAGTACCACCAGAACCACCACCAGAACCAGAAACAACACGCAATGTTTTGTTATTATCAGTAGTTAGTTTTGTCCAACCGACTGGTGCAGCTGCCTGATAGAACAACATCTTAGACCCGGAAGAAATAAGAGTTTGTATTGCAGTATAAAGTTGTGTAGAAACATTTGTGGTTGCAGTTCTTGTAGTAGAAGTGCTTGTAGGAGGATATGTGTTATCAAGTTGAACTACACCCTGTGCAGATGTTGTTGCATTAGGTAGTCTCGCCTCATTAATAAGACCTTGTGAAATATTACTACCATCAAGATTTGTTAGATTATCACCTCTACCCGCCAAATTATCAGCGGTTAGTGTATTTGTTGATGGGTTATAGATAAATTTACCAGAATCACTATCGATATAAGGTCTTTGATAACCAGCACCTTGATTGGTACTAAAGAGAACTTGATAATTCGTATTATCATTCTTCTCGTCTACATTAATAAAATCTGCTCTTGTTGCAGTACCTGCCAAACCTGCAGTAACTGTAGTTGCAATAATATTGGTAGACTGAAGAGTGTTTGTCGAAGGATTGTAAAGTAATTTCGTACTATCAGTATCAATATAAGGTCTTTGATAATTAGCACCTTGATTATCACTAAACAAGATTTGATAGTTTGTATTACCACTCTGTTCATCAACATTAATCAAATCTGCTCTTGTTGCAGTACCAATCAACCCACCCGTAATTGAAGTTGCAATGATATTTGTTACTGACAGCCTGTTAAGTGATGGATTATATGTTAATCTAGAACTCTCACTATCAATGTACATCCTCTTATAATCATATTCACCAGGATTACTGAAAATGACTTGATAATCAGTATTACCATTTTGAGGGTCTACATTAATGTCATCTGCACCGGTTGCAATACCAGATACATTACCTACAAATCTAGTACAGGATAGTACATTTGTAGAAGGAACATATGTTAATTGATTGGTGTCTGAGTCAATTAGGTGAAGTGGGTAGTTTGAACCCAGACCTACATTATTAACAAAAGAAACCTGATGTGTAGCACTACTACTTGTAGTCTGAACACTAACTCTATCTGCACCGGTAGAAACACCAATAATAGCAGTCTGGTCCTGTCTGACGGTAACAATACCAGCACTTACACTAAAATTATTACTCTTGATGTTGTTAATTGTACCGATACCCGATACATAGATGTTCTCAAAGTCTGCATAACCATTACTATCTAATCTTTCTCTGACTGTTGCAACACCAACATCAATCTGTTTACCATTATTATTCAGATAGATTGTTGCTCCCATACCAGCAACATTAGATGCCTGGTAGAAAAGTTTATTTGGAGCATTAAATGGAACTCTAATGGTTAGAATACCAACCTGAGTACCATTACCATCTACACCATTACTGTAGATATTATCTAAGTCTGCGGTAGGTGCAGTCTTAATATAGAATGGGAAACCACCAGAATCTACATGGAATTCATACTTATTACCTCGAATTAAGTAAAGTTCTGGGTCATCGGTATTTTGAGTAAAACCAATACCGGGAGGGTCACCTGCAGTTAAGAACCTAAATGTATCACTATTAACTTCTTCTAATGTAAATTTGGTGAATATTTCTGCATCATTTGCGACTAAATTATTGTCTACAGTTACATTCGTAAACCCAACTGTTCCACCAGCAGAAATTTGACCTGTTAAAGATGTTCCTTTGATATTACCAGTAACTGTCAGGTCACCATAAACATACTCTGCAGTCTGACCAATCGAAACTGGTCCGATAACATCGAGAGTATATGCAGGGATTGCAGAATTGATACCAACTTTTTTGGTAAGAGTAGAACTCGTAAATACTGTCCCACCAACACCTACATCAAGACCAATATTAGATGTAGATACACCAGTAGTTACAAGTCTTTGTGCACTAATAGTAGTACCAACAGCTAGTTGTTTACTGACTTCAGTATCACCAATAATTACAAGTTTCTTGTCTGGTGTTGTAGTTCCAATACCAATTTTGTCACTATTGGCATCAGCATAGATTAAATTTTCATTGACTTGAATGCCATTTCTTATGACAAAATCCTTATCTACTGCCATTTATCTTGCTAATCAGGAATTATTATTTTTATTTATCAACTGATAACTCCGAAGGTTCTCCACTGATTGTTTGTTGTGTAGACCCAACCAACTGTTCCACTGTTCTCTGGATTTGCGTTGAAGACGATATCACCAGGAGTACCAGCCTCTGTTGGTATGGATATACCTACAGTCAACTTTCTTGAAACTTGGGCATTACCTTGAATAAAGACACTATTAGTTTCAAACCCTTCATCTGATGTACTGATAACTTTTTTAGTAAATTCTACAGGTCCATTGAACTGAGAAAGAATATTACCTTTGTCACCACCATCAACCAGTAGATTTCTTTCAATTTTAACGATAGAAGCCTCAATATAATTGAAGTCAGATACATCATCAGAAATACCACTTGAATAGGGGTCTTCACCAGTATAGGTTTGAACCGGAGTATCAAATACTTGTTCTCTACCAGTATTAGAAGCAATTCTCTTGTTACCAATGAAGAAGTCACCTCTGTCATTCATACCAGTGTAGTTGACAACACCACCGGCAATTGTTTGTGATTGTGCATTAATCTGTTGAGATAATGTAAGTCTCTTTGTCTGCTTATCGGGGAATGCAGTCGAGTAGTTACCAGGACCGTAACCAATATATTCAAAGGTATGACCAGATGCCCTGATGATTGAGTTTCTTCTAAATTCAACCGGGAAGAACTTAACCCGAGTAATAACTGAACCTATCACATGGGTATTTGCAATAGAACCATATACACCTCTAAACACCTTAAGTTGTGTAGCTCCACCTACTCTACTTACAGTAGTTTTAATTCTCATCAACTCATCATTAACTCTAACAAAATCACCAATTCTGAAGTTATAATCAGTCATGTTATTGACATTAATGGTGTCAGTTGTTTTACTCGTAATTGCAGAATTAAGTGTGGTCGAGATACCTGCATAGATTTGACTTTCTCTACCAGACAGTCTTCCGTTTCTTGCAATTAAGTCACCAAAGTTTCCAGAAGAACCAGATGGGAATAGTTGAATATTACCATTAATTGCTGGAGTAACTGTATTGATACCTACATCGAGAACTACCGTAGTCAGTCCAATTTTATCGATACAAACAAACGAACCGTTATAGAATGTTTGACCTGCACCACTTACAATCACAGAATTATTAACTCTAAAGTTATTATTCAGTTTTGTCGTTATGGTCGCAATACCGACATCTTTGTTGTAAACGAAACTTTCACTATCGAACGACGGTCCAATAATAGAGAAACCACCACCTAATACTTTATTTGGACCAAGACCCAATGTTGTAATACCAGGAGAACCTAAGACTGGGGTTACTTCAATCTGATTAGTGTCTGAAATTGCAGAAATTCTATAGGTTTGATTATAACTTCTACCATCATAATCATTAATACCTGTTAGTGTAAGAGTGTCTCCTCTATTATCATAAATTTTATTAACACTACCAGTGGCTGCACTGAATCCAGTTGTTGTTGCAATACCAACAACTCGGAAGTCATCACCAGCTGCAAATGCTGAACCACCATCCATAATCTGAACCTCAATAATCTCACCTGCAGATGTACCATCAATGGTGACTAATGCAGTACCAAAATCACCAATCGATCCACTAGTGATGTTTTGAAGTTTTGCGTTATAGTAATACTGAATTGCATTTGTACCATCACCATACCCTGCACCAGGATTGTTGATAGTCGGAACAGTAATTCTATTCAGTCCATGGTCATATTGGGTAAAGATTGTATATGCAGTTCCCACATTATTTGAAATAATTCCAGTAATTGCAACTCCAACTTGTTGGAACATCTCTTCCAATGTTTCGCCGGTGATACTATTCTTAGGGTCATTAATTACAACTTCACCGATGTTATTAGAAAGTGCATAACATGCAGCTGATGGTGCCTTAGTTACAGGGTTATCTCTATCTAACTGTGGATAATAATTAGTGACTGGTTGTGAGAAAGCATAATCATCATTATTGAATGGAGAAACCTTTGGTTCATTTGCAGAATTGATTATCGACAGGTGATAAACACCATCCTGTTCTCCATTGATATACTCATTAATAGTTTGTACATCGTAAACATAGAAATCTTTGTCAAAGTTTCTTCTAGAGAAAGTTGGAAGAGCAGTAGTTCTCTGTGAGGTATCATTAATAAATGTACCGGCAGAAAGAGGAATAGAGTTTACCGTGAAGGTTTTTGCACTTGTAATTCCTGTAACTTCATACGTACCATTATAACCAGAGTTACCCGTACCAACTGTTGGGAACAAAGTACTTCTTACATTATCAATAATAACAGTAGAACCAATAGAAAGTCTATGTGGTTGTTCTGTTGAGTAGTATGTAATTCCAGCTCTATAATCAACACCAGAGATGAAACTAAAGTTTCTCATTTGAGAGTCATTACTCATCGTCACAGAACCTGGATTAAACTCCAATGCAACTTCTGTGTTAGTTGATCCAGTAACATCACTCGATTCTTGAAGAGTAAAACCATCCAGTGGTTGTCTTGCAGAAGATATTCCAGTGTTTGCAGGAATAACAAATCTCAATTGATGAATTCTATCATCAGATTGTCTAGAATCTTTCTTTCTAATGATATATGTTCTAGAAGTAATATTTCCAAGTCCACCACCATTTAGTTTAGAGAACAAATTGTTCTCTGTTGATGCCGATGATACATTCACATACCATTGTGATTCATCAACATCGTATTGAACAGGGTGTCCTACATCACCAGGATCTTTATCACTAACTCTACTCTCTACAATAATCGTATCACCAAGATTGTTAATACCAACCTTATTACCAGTCAAAGAATCATTGAATGATTGTGCCAATTGTATTTGATTTGAGGGTAGACCATCAACAACAGCAAAATAAACTCTATTACTCTCAAGACCATCAGGAAGTCTTCCATCATTTGAAATGGTTCTTACAGTCTCACCCTGTTTAAACTGATGGTCTTCAGTGAACATCAAAGTAGAGTTTGTAATACTATTACCGGTAGAAACATTTCTTCCGATTCTGGCAAGTTTTCTTCCAGTTATTTTCTTTGTTGCATATGCAGTGTCGTCCATGACGACCTTTGCTCTAAAGACTTCAGTCTGTCCTCCTACTGGAATAACAACATTCAATGTCTCGTTATTGTTTGCACCAAATCTATAACCATTAACTGTACTTGGTGGTAGTACATCCTCATTAGTATAGTTATAGAGATACATTCTACTTGTATCTGCAACACCTACAGTTTTTGAGATATCAATTGAAGGATATTCAATTGTAGTAAATTGTGGTTTCAGTGATTGTGGTGGAATGATTTGTGTGATATATCCAACATCATCTTGAGCAAATGCCAAATCTCTATAACCTCTAGAGATAAGTGCAGATTGACCGAAGTTTGAGTTAGAGTTGGTAACTGAGAAGTCACCACCAGATTCTGTTAGGAATTGTTCAGCATAACCAATAGCAAAAATAGAAACCAACTGAATCAAAGAATTGTTCGATGCCTTGATGTGGTAACTTGAATATTGGGGTTTATATACTGCATCAATATCTGTATGTAAATTAGCAATTACATTAGAGTCATCAAATGAACCACTCGTAGTATTATACTTCACAAAAGCTCTATCATCAACTTGAAGCCCAATTCCAGTGAATTGTGCAACAACCATTGACTTGAATCCATCCGCCTTACTGCCATCAGCATGCATGCCACACATACCATAAACAGATCTCTGTGAGACATTGAAGATGTATGGTGATGCACTGGTTACAGTATCAGAAGAAAGTTCTACAGAAGAACCTAGAGGATTTGGTAGTGCATTGGCGGGAGGTACTGGAAGTTCATATGTAAACTCTGTAACACCATCTGCATCAGTATCCAATACTTGGTTGACAAGGTATGTACCATTATATCTTGTATCGGTTACATTGTTGATAATAACATTAGTATCAACATTTAGACCAAAAATACCACTAGAAAGTTTAACATTAACATCTACGGAGGATGTTACACCATCACCAGCCTTGATACTACTGATACCGACTGAACCAGATACTGGTCCAACAATACGGTACTCATCAATCTTAGGTTGAATATCTACACCTGAATTTGGATAATCAGGTTCAATTTCTCTTCCACTCGCAGAACCATATGCAATACCAACCTTTTCATAATACATGTCTAGATCAGTACGATCTGTAACATAGTTAATGAAATCATCATTAATGTTTACATTGTTCTTACCATCTGCATATTCAAAACAGGTAAGTTTATGGTGAGAGAATGTTGGTTTGAATGTAGAAGGACTGTAATCTTTATATGCGGGTCTCTGTGTATCTGCATCCTTCAAGGTAAACTGGAACATGTAACATCCACCAGTCAATCTGAAGATTGCGGATCTTTCGATTAAATTGTTTTCTGGATTAGGAACATAGATTGGTCTGATAACAGTCTTTCTTAAGTCCTGACCAATAATGGACACACCTCTGGGGATAATAACTCCACCATGAATACTATTCAGTTTGTAAAGAATATTGTTACCATCTGCAATATCAAAGTTTGATGTATTACTGAATGACTGGAAATCATTTGAATTAACACCACTTCTCAACAAATAAGTACCTGACCCTGTTGGAATCCAACCAGGTCTATTATCAATATAATGTGTACCAGGGAACAGATAGATTGAAGTTTTCTCAAATCTATCGTTATCAAGACCTCTCTGATAAGAAAATCTAGAGGCTTCAATCAATGCTCTTTGTAGAGTTCTAAATGGTCGAGCAAAGGAGTTCCCTTGGTTCTCAATACCATCTGTTGCATCCAAATTACTTGGATCAACATATAAAATATTTCCTTTTACGTTCTTTAGAAAGTTATCTAATCTTGAGAGAGGCATCTTTCTCGCACGACATATCTATTATTAGATATTTATTACATAAAAAAACCACCCAGAATACTGGATGGTTGATTAACACAATAGAGTGCTTCCTTCACACGGTCTTTATATTATATCATGGATTAATATCTGTGTCAAGTAAATATTCTACAGTATTTGCCACATCATTCATAGCATCCCTTAAGTCTTCCTGACCACCTGAATGTTGGTCATTCGAATCTATATCAGAGACAAGAGACCATCTCCATTCCCTCATAGGTTCGGAGTACCAAAGTTGAATATTCATTCTACCCCTTTATTTTATATAGGAATCTTTATAAGGTTCTCTCTAATCTATTTGTTGCCTGGTCAGGAAAGTCTCTCGGACGACTATCAGTTGCATTATCAGTTCTAGGTGATCCTTCGTTTGCCTTCATCGTATGTTGGTAGTTGATTCTCTTGTATCTAATACAGAATGGATCGGGCATCCAGTATGTTACTTGCCAATCAATTGATGAATTTAACTCTAGATGTTTTTCTACAGAATGGTTGAAGATACCAATCTGAATATACCCATCATGAGTAACACATCTACCATTACCAATGTCAACTACAAATAATTGTGTCATTCCTCCGACCAAGTAGGAGGATGAAACACACAATACTCATTGAAGGTAATTTTCATCTCCTTTTGAGTTAAGTTGCAATTCTTTGCTGCCTTGGGAAGATTCCATTTGGCAGAGAACAACATTTCCATAGACTGACGGGTTTCTGGTCTCATATTCGTAACAGTTTAGAATTTCTTCATAAAGGTCTGGACAGTTCATTCTGCAGAAGTAACCAAAGGTTCTGCATAAACAATCTCGTCCTCCTTGATCAATGCACGTACCAACTCAAGAACATTCATAAACTGTTCTACAGTCTCACATTCAACATCTCTACTGTTACCTTCACTTGAGTAAAGATAAAACTTACGAAGACTTGTGTCAACCACAACACGGGTCAGAAAGTCTTGGTCTTCTTCTTGTGGTTTGTAGGTCATTGAACTCCTGTCTACTCTAGTAGTATAACGGTTTTAAGTGCCCAAGTCAAGGGTGTGTGTGCTACTTCTTCTTCTGGCCCCTGACATCATAGTCATATCCAGAGATAGAGAACTGATCAGAACTTCCTGGATACTTAGCAGGTGTCTCTCCCTCATACTCAACAATCAATGGTTCTCCATCAATTCTTTGTGCGGTAATCGTATAGAAACACTCAATAGGACCACCCAGATTGTTTCTAATCTGTATTCTCTTACCCCATTCAATTGACTCAATAAAAAGTTCTTGATAAGAACCAATTGGAGTCAGATTGACACTGATTGACTCAGGATCAACTAATCCTTGCCAATATGTAGGACATGTAATCGTAGTGCCTGTACACTTTCCTCTAATATAAACACCAGCCTCTGGACCCTCCATACAGATGTGTCTCAGTCGATGACCCTCTTTATTAGGATGTTTAATGTCAAACCCTTTCCAAGATTGAACATTAATGTTCCCTGAAAATGTAGGAGCAGTTACAGTACCAGAAAATTGTGCAGTAGCACCAGTCAGGTTTGTATTAACTTGAAGACTATCAATCTGTGCAGTGGAATGATAGTACGGTGGACATTGAGGTTTTGAATATGGGTTTGGAGTGGGAGTTTCGGCGTAATTATTAAATGCTTTTTGAATATACGAAAAATTACTTGATGGTAACCCTGTGGCTTGACCATCTGAACAATCTTGTTTTCCGGGTGAACCTGGTTTAAATGGGCCAAATAATGAGTCTGTCATGATTTAATATCGTAATGGTATCCTACAATTGAGTATTGATCGTTATTTCCTGGGTAATCTGCGGGTGTCTCACCTGGATACTCAGGAATTAAACTTTCACCATCCTTTCTTTCTGCATAAGCATGATAGAAACAGTGAATTGGAGTTTCTGATTTTGAGTGAAGGTAGATTTTATTATCATCAATTTTCTTCACAATGATGTCTTGATGATCACCTATTGGTGTCAAACTGACGGTGATAGATTCTCTATGAACAAAATCCTTCCAGTATGTAGGAAGGTCAATATAATCTTTATCCTTTAGTGTTCCTCTAAAGTATACATCATTGGTAGGTCCCTCTGGACAAGTATGTCTCAACCTCCAACCTTCTTTTGAAGGATGAACAATGTCAAAGTTCTTCTTAAGAGATAGAATATGAACTCCACAATTAGAAATTATTTCACCTTGTGCTGCCACATGTTGACCAACAACAACTGAAGCGTTGGTATTGACCATACCCATCAAAGCTGTCGAACCAACAACAGCCAAAGAGAATGGATTTGATGGAGGTCCATAACAGAATCCACCAGGAATTAGAGGAGGAGTTGACTCTGGATTGATAAGAGGGCCAATCATCGATGTGGCCCATACATTAGGGAAAGTTGGAGTCCCTGTAATAGTAGGACCCTGTATAAAACCAGATCCACGAATTTCTGCTGGTCCTCTACCCAGACATTCTGGGTTTCCTAGTCCAACAAATAATCTCTTACCTACATTTATGTCAGGTACCTTCATGATTTAACCTTCCCCTCCGTTTTAAGTCTTGGCACATCCTTTCGTTCACCATATACATGATAATAACAATCAATAGGAACACCTGGATTTGAATCGAGTATGACCTCGTTATTCTGAATACCTTTCACAATAATACTTTGTGCCATACCGATAGGTGTAATTGATACTGTAATAGAAAGTTCTTCTACAAGGTCTCTCCAAACCTCAGGCAGTTCAATTCTATCGTGACCTCTCAATCTACCTCTATAGTATACACCATGTTCAGGACCGTGTAAAGAAGAGTATTCAAGTCTTTTTCCTTTCTTCTGTGGATGTGGAATATTTAAAGTCATTAACCTACTGGTAGATTTTGTATTTCATTTTGTGATGGAAGAATTGAACCTTTGATTGATGTTGCACCATCTGCACAATCAATAAATCCACCGTACATATTTAATATTGCATTTCCGATAAGTTCAACTGTCTTTTCGGAAAATAGTCTAGTCGATACTTTGGATGAGATATCAACAGTTTGTGCTCTGACAAGAACTTTTTCATTGGCATCAATAGTGATAACACCATTTTTACCGTCAGCGCCAGAAGCAATCAAATCGATGTTAACTCCTTCTATTCGGACTCTTCCACTTGGTGCCCTAAGAACTAAATCACCACTAACCGCTTCGACATATACACCCGGAATATCTTCATCTACATTATCACCAGCTCTTACCTGAAATGAACCAGGTGAGCGACAGATAGTTCCATGTTTACGATGAGGAGCACCAGAGGAGTCCATCGTAATATAATGGTTCTTCGATCTTCCACTTCTTAACAACACTCCAGAAAGGACATTATCTTGGGTAAGATGACCAAACTTTATTTCACCATCTGCTTGTCCATACCTAATTGTATGATAATTTTTTACTTCCGCCATTAGACTTTACCTACACAATCAATCACGGTTATAACTTTGTCTTGGAATGTTGGCTCTTTGAGTTCATCATTACCAACTCTATCTATACAAAGTTTTGGTCGTAATACAGCATTATAACCGGTTTCAGACTGAATGTAAAGTGTTGGGTATTCCGTGAAACCTTCTCCACTTTCAGTAACCTTGATAGAAGTTACTCTACCACGAGCATCAAATTTAGGTTCTGCAACTGCACCAATGTCTGGTTCAATAATAATTTTATCTCCAGGAGAATAATTGATACCACTTTCATCAATAAAGATTTCACAAAGATAAAGAATGACTGGATAAGAACCATTAGATGATGTTGGATAGTCACCTGATGGTCTTCTATATTCAGGTTTAGGTGTAGTAAAGACACCAGGCAATTCGATAAGAACTGGATTACCACCTCGAACAGTTTCACCACCACCTTGTCCACCATCAGTAGAACCATTATTGCCATCACCATTACCTCCTCCACCAGTTCCGCCACCACCGGTACCATCTCCACCTGTACCAGTTCCTGGTGTCCCAACTATAGGGTCAAATGGTGATATGGTAGGATCCCCACCAGGTTGTGGGTTTGTTATAACAACTGTACCTGGTGGAAGAGTGACAATAGTACCAGGATCGACAACAACTAATTCTCCTGGTGGAATAGGTGACCATGACCCATCAGGATTTTTTATAACGGTATCATCTGGATCTGACCAAGTATATTCATTACCACCTCTACTTCCGTCAGGTGCAGGAAGATAACCAGTTCCCGGTTCTATAATTTCAATATCGACAATACCAGTTTGAGTATTACCTTCATCGTCGGTATAAGTATCCACAATGGGTCTAATATATGCCCCTTTACCTTTACCACAGTTATCATATACCTTACTATAAGATTTGTCATCATATCCAACTCCAAAACTTGCCATATCAATTCCAATGACCTCACCTAAGGCGCCAATAACAAGATTACCAGCGGCACCAACACCAGACCCAAAGAATTGTGCAGTAGGTGGTCCACAAAATACAGGTCCAGTATCACAACTGGTCTGATTGAATACATCACTGAAGTCCATATTGAATGCATTATCAATACTATCTCCCACATTTTCTACAGAACCTTGAACTGTTGCTGCAATATTTTTTGCATTATCAACAATAGAACCGATGTTCCCTGCAGATACTTTACTAGCACCACTTAAAATATTCCACTCATCAACGGTCGAACACTGTGGTTTTTCTTCACAAGATAAGAACGAAAGTACATCGGTAATGATACCTAAAATTTCTCC